AAATGCTAACACACTTCAAATCACAGAAGGAGATATTATCTCTGACAGTGACGGTGGGGCAACCAGCACAGTGGTAAATTTATCCAGCGATGACAATTACATCTATATAGGCACAGGTGCTGAGACACCTTATAACGCGGTATTTCCTTTGACTTTTACCAGCACAAATTATGCGTCTAGCGGTAATATTTGGAAGCGTTTGGCCTGGAGTGGGGATACTTGGTAATCAATAACAAATGACAATAATTTTAATCACACTACTGGGTAAAATAAGGTTTAATAAAAATTATGATTAACTTTAATAAAAACAATATAAATTTTTCTTTACCCCGTGATAAATTTGATTCTAGAGATTACACCTATAATAGATCTGTAGTTCCTAGTGTAAATTATATTGATTTTAGAAACGAATGTAGTCCTATTGAAAATCAAGGACAGTTAGGAAGCTGTACTGGGCAGGCACTAGCAGGAGCCATTGAATTAGTAAACAGAAAACTTAATAAAAAACATGATGTAAGTAGACTTTTTATCTATTATCAAGAACGTGTACTAATGAACACCGTAAATGAAGATAGCGGAGCTAGTATTAGAGATGGTATTAGAGCTGTCAGTAAATGGGGAGCTCCGCTTGAAACTTTTTGGCCTTATACTATTAAAAGATTTGCTCAGGCTCCTAATAAACAAGCTTATACAGATGCGTTGAAAAGAAAAGTAACAGAATATCGTAGAATATTAACATTTAGTGATGTTATAAATGCGGTTTCACAAAAAACTCCTGTTATTTTTGGATTTGCAGTTTACGAAAGTTTTGTCAGCAACAAAGTAGCATACACAGGAGTTATGCCTATGCCGTCTGCAAACGAAGAATTTTTAGGAGGTCATGCTGTAATGCTAGTAGGTTTTGATAAATCTAGTAGAAGATTTATAGTTAGAAACAGTTGGGGAGCTAATTGGGGACTAAAAGGTTACTTTTATATGCCGTTTAGCGTAGTTGAGAATTCAGATTTATCCTGGGATTTCTGGGCTATTACCCGAGTTCAGAATCCTTGAACAGGTCTAAATTCATTTTTTGATAAATAAAAAAAAGAGATTAATTATTATGCCCATAGATACAATTAATTTAGGAAACTATGCCAATGACGGAACTGGAGATGATCTGCGTTCTGCATTTAGTAAAGTTAACAGTGCATTTGACACTTTAAATCAATTCATTACTAATAATGCTGGTACAGTCAACACCGGTTCAAGCGGACGACTTGCGTACTATCCCACTAATGGGACTACCGTTTCAGCTAGTAATAATCAATTAGTGTGGAACAATGGACTTGGATTATTAACAGTTAATCAAGTTAATGCTAACAATATCGAATCAACAGTGTACGGTATCGATGTTAGAAATATATTATCTTGGGATTTTGGAAATTTTGGAAATAGTTTTGATAATCCAATACAGTATTTACTGACTCAGCAGGATATTGATTTTGGGTCATTCATTCCTACATCGTTCGATCAGGACATTGATCTTGATCTTGGAATATTTTAATTAGGAGATTACGATGGTTTTAAGAATTAGACAAGGTTTAGACTCCGATAGGGAATCATTTACTCCTGCTAGCGGTGAACTAATTTATACCACAGACCAAAAAGAAGTCTGGGTTGGAGATGGAACAACTGCAGGTGGTATTGCAGTCAGTGGCGGAGGTGGTGGTGGAGGTGCAACTACATTAGGAGCACTAAATGATGTAGTAATATCAGATCCCACAGTTGGGGAAGTTTTAAAATACGACGGAACTAACTGGGTAAACGATACTGATGCATCAGGCGGTGGCGGATTAACTACTGAAGAAGTAGAAGATATCGTAGCTGCTATGTTTGCAGACGGTTCACAAACAAATATTACTATTACGTATAATGATAATGGCACAGGTAACGGAACGTTTGATGTTACTGCCAATGCAGGTGGCGGTGGTTCAGGAAATGTGGGAGCAGGTATCGCTGGACGTTTAGCCTATTATGCAACCACTGGTACAACTGTTACTGATGTAGGTTCGGGTGTTAATTGGGATAATGACACTAACACACTTACTTTAAATAACCTAGTGTTCAACGGTAGCTCAATTAGCACAGATGATTCAGGCGCAATTGAATTAGCTAATGTAGTACACATGTTAAGTGATATTCAAGTTGACGGGGATATTTTTATCTCCCCAGGTTATCATGTATATGCAGACGGTTTCCATAACGACGATAACATTGCTATCGTACCAACGGGCGGTGAAGGTGTAGTAGCCATTGGTGGTTTCTTAAACGGTGAAGATTACGGAGCAAAATTAGAAGTTAGAGCATGGGAAACACAAGTTGGATTTAATCCAATCTATGGCGGCAATTCAATGACATCGTTTATCAATATATTTGGTAATCCAGGCGACCCAAGTGTTCAACCACCTTCCGTTGCTCTTTGCCGTGCTAGAGGTACTCCGACGGCACAATTACCAGTTGAAAATTATGATAGTGCAGGTATCCTAAGCTTTAACTTATGGGACGGTGATAATTTTGTACTGTCTGCAGGCTTTGGTCATATTCTTACTGGTGCACCAAGCAGTAATGTTATGCCAGGCGGTCTTGGATGCTTTGTTGCTAACAGTAGCGGAGTTTCAACACAAATTTGGTTCGTTGACGGACAAAATGAGAGATTTGACGTACAAAGAAACTTAGTAATGTCAGAAATCAATCCTATAACATTTGTTAACGATCCTTCTAAAACATTAAGTATTACAACTCCAAGAGTAAAATTTACTCCATTAACTTCTGTTGAAAGAGATGCACTTACAGGTGTAGAGGTTGGAGAAGTTATTTTTAATACAACTTCAACTAAATTACAAGTATGCAGCGCAATTGGCCCAGTTGTCTGGGACGATCTAAACTGATCTAGTTAATTTATAAAAAGGCGAGTTTTTAGCTCGCCTTTTTTTACGATTAAAAATAACATCAAAATAGGGTAAATATATTATTATAGGAATAGATATGAGTTTATTACCGTCGTGGACTGTTAAATCTGGTTACAAATTTCCAAGTATTGAGGAAAGAACAGTTGTTGACTTGCCCTTGCCCTTGGACTTTACAAATCTTGATGCGGGTGACGACAGTACAGATGTGACATTTACAAAAATATCAGGAAATCTTCCTCCAGGTCTAAGACTCGAAAGTAGTAGCATAGTAGGAACACCTTTTGAAGTAGCTAGACCTACTGATTTTGAATTTGTTATTAGAGCTAGTAGAGGATCTGCAATTTCAGATCGAACTTTAATAATTACAATCAACGGAGCAGATCCTCCAGTTTGGATTACACCTTCGGGCGATTTACCAATTGGTACTAATCAAAACTATTTTATATTAGACAGTAGTTTTGTAGAGTTTCCGCTTACAGCTATAGACTTTGACACTCCAACAGGACAAACTCTAAAATATTTTATTGACAAGGGCGCAGGTGAACTACCTCCTGGTTTAATTTTAACTGAAGATGGAAGAATTACCGGATTTATTCAACCGGCACTAATTATTAGACAAACTGACGACAAAGGATATTATGATCAAGGATTATATGACAGTGTAGGATATGACTTTGGCTATAGATCTAGTAACGGTTATGATAGTTTTGTTTATGATAGTGTTTTTTATGATTTTGCAAACAATTCAACTACACCAAGAAAACTTAACAGAAAATATCAATTTATTGTTAGTGTAAGCGACGGTGACGTTGTTGCTAAAAGACAATTCAACATTTATGTAGTTGGTGATGATTTCTTAAGAGCAGATAACGTTATTACTACTGCCGGTAATGGAGTCTTTACTGTTGACAGCACTTATCTTAGATCTCCGTTGTGGTTAACTTCTACTGATCTAGGAATAAAAAGAGCTAATAATTATCTTACATTCTTACTTGACGTATATGAAGGTCCAGGTATAGTTGATCCAGTTTTTTATAACTTAGAAATTGTAGATAGATCATGGGTAGCTCAACAAACTTTTGAAACACTAATTAGAAAAACTAATACTGTTACAGTAACACAAAGTTACAATCACGGACTAAAAACTGGCGATAAAATTAAAATTGTCAGTAGTATTCCTAACCTTACAGTTGACTCTGCTGAAGTAACTGTAATAAATTCTAGAAAATTTAGATTTCAAAACAGAGGAAAACCATATGTAGGAGAATGGCAACCTAGTACTGTTTATATCTTTAATCAAATTGTGTTACACAATACAAAACTTTATCAATGTAGTAAAGGACACACTTCTACTAGTAATTTTAATGACGACAATGATCTCCTTTATTGGATTGAGGTAGCCGACAGTGTTTCAAATCTTGGAACTTTTAGCAAAGTTTACGAACTTAACGATCGTGCAAGTTATTTAGGAAAAGATTATATTTGTAAAATACCGCATGTTACAGGACTTGGATTTCAATTAGTGCAATGGGAGTTATATGGATTACCTCCAGGTATGATGTTTGATTCAAGAAACGGGGAAGTATTCGGAGTAGTACCTTATCAATCAGCTATAACTAAAAATTATAAATTTACAATCACTGCAACTAGGTATAGTTCAGGAACAGAAACTGCGTCTACTGCAAGAACTTTTAGTGTAAAAATTCTTGGAGAAATTGACAGCACAATGTCTTGGATCACTGACACCGACTTAGGTTCTATTGGCGGAAACTTTTTCAGTACTTTTAAAATAGAAGCTACTTCAATTGCTAAAAATCCGTTAATAAATTACGCTATTATACAAGGTAGCTTACCTCCCGGCCTAAGTCTAAATCTTGACGGGGAGATTGTTGGTAGAGTTAATCAATTTGAGTTTCCAAATAACCCAGGTCTAACAACATTTGATAACAGAGATTTTATCTTAGACGGAGGTACAACCACTGTTGATAGAGTGTTTACATTTACAGTATTGGCTCAAGATCAATATCTTTATAGTGCTATAACTAAAGAATTTAATATAATAGTTACTACACCTAATGATAAGCCTTATAGCTACATTTATGTGCAACCATTTTTATCGTTAGATCAACGCGAAAAATTTAAAAACTTTATAAATGACTCAAACGTTTTTACTCCTAATAAGCTTTGGAGATTAAATGATTCGTTATTTGGAGTTCAAAAAGATTTAAGAATGCTAGTGTACGCAGGCATTGAAACAAAAACTGCTGCTGAATACGTAAGTGCGATTGGATTGAATCACAAAAAGAAAAGATTCATTTTTGGAGAGGTTAAAAAAGCTTACGGAATTCCATTAGATACACAAAGAATTGCATATGAGGTAATTTACGTAGAAATGATTGATCCATTAGAAATAGGGAAAAAACATCTACCTCCTACAATACTAACTAAAGAAAAAGATTATCCGCCAATTACTGTAGATAATTCTGATATACAATGGTATGGACTAGACAGAATTGACGACTTAAATAAAAAAGAACCCTACGCACCAAGACCAACTACAAGAATAAGCGTAGATCAAACTAATTTACAGGTCAGCGATCCCGAGCCAAGAACACGTTATCCAAACAGCGTTAGTAACTGGCAATATCGATTAAAGAATATGCCGAACGCCAGTACTGAAAGAAACTATCTATTTTCGTGGATGAGGACTGTACAGCCGGGATCTAAACAAGAATTAGGATATGTCAAGGCGGTAATATTATGCTATTGCAAGCCCGGAGAAGGTGACTACATACTGTTAAACATAAAGAACAGTGGTTTTAATTTTAAAGATTTAGATTATACTGTAGATAGATATTATATTGATTACGTTCTTGATCAAAATACATTAGGTAAATATATCGCATTTAAAGATGATAAGGTAACAATAACATGACAAGTCAAATAGATCCAAGTGGGATCGATCCCACTTATCCAAAAGCTGGAAAAGATAATAACAGTCAAGGATTCAGAGATAATTTTGGTTATATACAAACTGCTTTAGAAGTTGCAGCAGGTGAACTTAGTGATTTACAATCCAAAGTAGTGTTGAAAGAACCCTTAGAAGGTGACATAGCAGTTGATAATGATCTTCTTGGTAATACCCTATATAACGCAATTTATGCAGAATTACATGGAAAAGTATATGGACCAGTTAATACTAACGGAACTGTAAATGTTAGTATTGTCGACGGTCCTTATCAAGTGTTTACTGCTACGGGAAATACAACTCTTAGATTTGAAGATTGGCCAGAAGAAGGTTGGGCAAAACTAACAGTTGAAATTAAGGGCGATACCCTCGGAGAGTACATTCTTAATTTTAGTACAGAAGGTGGCGGTACTATTAAAAAAGATACAGGATTTCCAGTAACATTTACATTACCAATTCCTGGAACAATTAGAATTATAGAAGTATGGTCTAGGGACGGTGGTACTAATGTCTTTTTAAAATACATTGGAGATTGGTAATGCACCCTTTAGCAGTCGATTGTTCTAATCTTAAAGATTCTGAAATCGAAACTAAAATACAAGATTTGTCTAGGAAATATTGGATGACAAGAAATCCAGATATACAGCGACAAGTTGTTAGTTTATTAGAACATTACAAAATGGAAATTGCACAACGACGTGCAAAATATTGGCAAGAGCAAAACGAAAAAAGAGATACAGATCTTGACAACTTGATTAAAATAAATTAAAATAGTGCTATGCATTATGATAAATTTAAACGTCCAATATTTAATGACTCAGATCTAATCGAAATTTTATATGAAAAAAATCTCGAGTGTCTAAATAATACATTAGTTGAAGCTAGTTCGGATGTTTTAAAATTTAACACTTTCACTGATAATCTACTAAAAGTCCGTTCAAATGATACTATTGATCAGGAAACCTTTGATCAAACATCGCAACAAGAATGGTTTATGCCCGAAGAATATAAAAAAATGGACATCGAAAGCTACTTAGTACAGACATGTCCTGAAGAAAATTATCAAAGATTAATCGAAGAATTACAAGAATTTCGGAAAAGAAATATGTTGGATCTACTACGTTGGCTTAAATATTTTGTAGATACTGCTAAACAAAGAAACATAATTTGGGGAGTAGGACGAGGATCTAGTGTGGCAAGTTATGTACTCTATCTAATTGGTGTACATAAAATTGATAGTATAAAGTACAAATTAGATTGGAAAGAATTCTTAAGATAAGGAGAGCATATTATGAGCATGAAATCACCAGGACGCACAGTGTATAAAACTATGCAAGGAAAAGAAATTGATTTAGAAAAATTACGCAAAAAAAATGAACTTACTTTAGCAGTTGGTAATGTTAGAGTCAATGCCCGAGGTGACGAACTTGGTCCAGGAGGAAAGATAGTTAAAAAACGAGAAGATGCTGTTAAAGAATATTACACAACTCATGCAGATTCTGTTCCTCATTCTGAGCCAACTGTATCTGTTCCAGGTGCAAAGTTTGCTGAACAAAAAGACCTAATTGATAAAAAGTTCCAAAAACCATTAAAGAAAAAAAGTGTAACTAATAAGGTCCAAAAATGAACGTTGTAAAAGGAACTATAAAACCTCTTCGAAAAAATATTCTAGTAACGAATATGAATTTTGACGGGATCACTACAACTGGTGGAATTTATATTCCTAGTGACGACGGAAAGACTAGAGGAGTTAAGCCACGGTGGGGTCAAGTATGGGCAATTGGGCCAGAACAAAACGATGTTGAGGTCGGTGATTGGATTCTAATAGAACACGGCCGTTGGACTAGAGGTGTTAAGGTCGAAGAGGATGGTAAAGAATTTGTTATTCGAAGAGTAGACATTGATGCTGTTTTGATTAAAACAGATCAAAAACCAAGTGACGAATACATTGCCTACGATTAAAAGATAAAAAATCTTAATAGGGCCATTGACAGGCCCTATTTTTTTCTGTATAATATCTAAACAATATGGAGAAACTATGTCAGTGCTTGATATACAACCTAAAGATACTAGTAAAGGGCATTTTTATGTTAGCCTTGCTAAAAGTGGAATTAGAATATTTGCTGGCGGTGTATTAATGGCCGGAAACATTTGGCTAGCTGGTGTGTGCATTGTACTAGCCGAAGTGCTAGGTGTAATTGAAGAAATTGTATGAAGATCGGATTTACTTGTAGCACTTTTGACTTATTTCATGCCGGGCATATCATGATGCTCAAAGAAGCTAAAAGTGTATGTGATCATTTAATTGTAGGACTTCAAACAGACCCTACTATTGATCGTCCAAGAGAAAAAAATAAACCAATACAGACTATCTTTGAAAGATATGTGCAATTAGAAGCTTGTAAGTATGTAGACGAAATCGTAGTGTACGGCACTGAAAAAGAGTTAGTAGACATCTTGCTTAGTTATCCTATTAATGTTAGAATACTAGGTATAGAATACATAGATAAAGATTTTACAGGAAAAAAAGAATGTAATGCTAGAGGAATCGAATTGTATTTTAATAATAGACAACATAGTTTCAGCACCACAGAATTAAGAAATCGTGTTGTATATGCCGAAGACATTAAGCGTGTACAAAATCAACCACCGTTAGGAACATAATGACCGATAGAGAATATACAGATGCAATCATGATGTTACATCAAATTGCTCGCATGATTGAAACAAAAATGGGTAAAGGAAATCTCAGCGAAGACATCCGTGACTGCGCTGATCGATTACACGAATTAACTAAAAAGGTTGTATAATGGTATATAAAACAATTTCAACTGAAGTTGATGTAGATATCGACTTATCAGATTTTGACACTGAGGATTTGATTGAAGAACTAGAAAGTCGTGGTACCGGCGTCGATAGCTTCGGTGATGGTACTGAAGTTTTACAGACTATATACCAGAAGCGTAGACTAGGTAAAGATTATCAGCAAGAGCTAGACGAACTTATTTGGTTAGGATTAGGAAAAATTATATGAAAGAACTATGGGTAGAAAAGTATCGCCCGAATACAATCGACGGATATGTCTTTAGAGATACTCATCAGCGAGAGCAAATTGAAAGTTGGATTAAGCAAGGCAGTATTCCACATTTGCTTTTTAGCGGTAATGCTGGTATTGGAAAAACAACTCTAGCAAAAATACTGTTAAATGAATTAGAAATTAATGACTTAGATATTTTAGAAATCAATGCTAGTCGTACAAATAGTGTTGAAGATGTAAGAGACAAAATTGTAAACTTTGTACAAATGATTCCTTTTGGAAATTTTAAGGTGGTATTATTAGATGAAGCCGATTATCTTAGCCCTAATGCACAAGCTGCTCTCCGCGGAGTTATGGAAGAGTATCATACAACTGCTCGTTTTATCCTCACCTGCAACTACCCTAATCGCATTATCCCTGCTATACATTCACGATGTCAAGGATTTCACATTGAACGAACGGATATTACTGAGTTTACCGCTCGTGTTGCTACAATACTTGTTAGCGAAGAAGTTGATTTCGACTTGGATACGCTTGACACGTTCGTAAAGGCAACGTATCCAGACTTACGTAAATGCATTAACACTGTTCAAATGAATAGTATGGATAAGTGTTTACATACTCCGGAAAAAGGAGACACTGGTGAACAAGACTACAAGTTGGAAATGGTAGAACTATTCAAAAAAGGAAAAATATCAGAAGCACGTAAGCTTGTATGCAGTCAGGCCAGACCTGAGGAAATGGAGGAAATTTTCCGATGGTTATATGACAACGTTAGTATATTCGGAGATGAAGAAAAGCAAGAAAAGGCTATTTTAATTATCAAACAAGGACTAGTTGATCATACACTAGTTATTGATCCGGAAATTAACCTTGCAGCAACCTTAATTAGATTAAGTCATATTAATGAAATTTGAGCCAGAAGATCCAGCAAGAAAAAATCTTCTTCCATATCCAATTGATATTGGATCTCCTAAATTTGATTTAGTTCCCGTAACTAAGCAAAAAGATATCATGATCAATGTTGCCAGATTACATGCGCAACAAGAATATGATAGAATAATGGAACTGGTAAAGGTACTACAAAAGCAAGCAGAACAAATTAAACGTCGTTTAGAAATCACAGATGCTGTTCATGCCGCAGAGTATCAATTCCAAGTATACCATAATCAAATATATTGGATAGCGTTTGATCATAAAATAAACAAGACTAGACTTTGCCATCAAGGCCCAAATGATTGGACGACTGGGGCTCCGGCACATTATGATTATATTGCTAGAGTAAAGTGGCTAGGAGATCATACTTGGTTAGAAGTTGACGATAATGGAAATCCAGTACCATGAAACAAAAGTTTATTGATTTGTATATGGATTGGGCGAAACGTCTTGCTCAGTTAAGCTATGCAAAAAGATTACAAGTGGGAGCAGTGATTGTCAAAGATGATACTGTAATCAGTTACGGTTACAATGGTATGCCTGCAGATTGGAATAATGACTGCGAAGATCGTATATATGCCAACGAATGGACTATTGATGCTGCTGAGTGGCAGTACACAGACGAAACTGGCAAACCGTATAATTTAAAAACTAAGCCAGAAGTGCTTCATGCAGAGTCAAACGCCATTAGCAAACTTGCTCGTAGTAGCAACAGTGGCGCTGGTGCTGATATTTTTATCACACATAGTCCATGTCTTGAATGTGCCAAACTTATATACCAATCAGGAATTGGGCGTGTTTATTACTGCCAAGACTATCGTGATCGTTCGGGAATTAATTTCTTATTATCTTCAGGAATATTGGTAAACAAAATAGGGGAGTAATCTCCCCTATTATTTTAATCTCCGTAAATATCTAGAATTTCTTTTACTGCATTATGTCTTTCTATATCTAATTTGTCAAAGTGGACAATATCAAGATGTTCTAAATTTTGTTTTTGTTCAATTAAATTACAAAAATCCATCAATCCGTTGTCTCTTAATCTATCTGCTTGTGCCAGATCTCCTGTTACAACCATTTTAGAATTTTCTCCTAATCTAGTTAATAACATTTTCATTTGACTCTTTGTAGCATTTTGCATTTCGTCTGCTACAATATAAGAATTTTTAAAAGTTCGTCCTCGCATATACGCAAGCGGACTTATTTCGATCACTCCTTCCTCTAACATTTTAGCGATGTCTTTATTTTGATAATACTCAAGTAACACATCAAATATAGGTCTAGTCCAGGGCGCCATTTTTTCTTCTAATGTTCCTGGTAAAAATCCTAAATCTTCGTCTACTGAAATGGCGGGTCGTGTAATAACAATTTTTTCAACTCTTCCCTCTTGCAAATATTTGATTCCTGCTTGTACTGCCAACAGGGTTTTTCCTGTTCCAGCAGGCCCAACAGCAAACACTATGTCTTTTCTGCTATCTTTTAGTTTTGATACATAAGTTTCTTGGTGCTTGTTGCGAGGGATTAAAGATACTTGCTTCTTTTTAAGAGGCAAAAATGTTGGGAAATTGATTATATTATCTTCTGAGGTAAAACGTTTTTTCACTCGTTGTTTACTCATTAAGTTCTCCTACTTTAAAGTAAAAGTAGGACTTGTAGGTACCCACCAGTAACTACAGAGGTCCTACACAGATATTTAATGTTTTATCAAAATAATAATATAGTATGATATCGTTTAAAAGCAGATAAATAATTGTGCAAATTATAGGATCCAACAATGCATGATATTTTAGATGTAATAAAGAACGTCGAATCTCTTTATTCTACAAATAATAGCCTCTCTATTCTTAAAGATTTTGAGCGTGTTTTAGACGAAATGAATATGTATGTTTACGAAAATTGGGAAGACGGCGAGCTAGCCGAAGGACCTATCGTAGAAAGACATTGGATAACTGCTAGTTTTATGTGGCCTCACAAAAAAATGCCGGATCCAATGGCAGCTAAAAGACTTCTTGAATACGGATGCAAAGTAAACTATAAAAAAAGTTCCTTAATTGAACCAAGACAAATTAAAACACCGGATGATGTAAGACCAGGAACTAGAAAAGGTAAACTAGATCGTACATCTATTTGGATTGTTGAAATCATGATGCCAAAAAAATTGGTAGAAGACATATACGAAGGTTATATGTCAAAATTAAAAGAAACTAAATTTGGTCGTACAAGTAAAGTTTCAGCTAGTCCTGCAGAGCCAGCAGATGCTACTGCAATGGCTGCTCCTGCTGCTCCTGCTGCTCCTGCTGCGCCGGCAGTATAAAGGATTTACATGAATAGTTTAAACGAAGACCTACGCAAAGGCGATTTAAAATTACTAGTAGATAATATCTTTGAAGTTGACAGTTATGTTAGCAAAATGGGGTCTGACCAAGATGTATCAACGATCTCATTTACGGTAACTGGTCAAGCTGCTGCTAAAGATTTAGTTAAGTTTTTAGAAAACGGATATAGTTTTATTTTAGATGCTGACATAAGCTCAGGACAAGTAAAAGATGACAAATATAAAGTATTTGTAGAAATTGAAAGAAACAAAGATACTGCTAAAAATATTACAGAGATGTTAGACGGTGTTGGTAAGTTAGCCGATGTTGAAAACTTTAAATTTAGATATTATAAAAGCTTTCAGTCTGAAGAAGCAGAAATGTCAAGATTAAATGAAATCATTCCTACTAGTCCAGATGCTTACGATTTAAGAATTAAAGAAAGTTATATGAACAATTTCAGTAACTTTTTTAATAGGAGTTTTATTGAAAATATTGATGTCAATGATGATACCCTGGTATTTCAAAAAATGTATGCTGAGCCTTTAAGAATGAAAATAAAAAACTTTGGACAGAAAAATGCTGTCTACGACAGTACACCTGGTGCATTCATGCTTGAAAGTAAAGACATGGCTGAAATCTTGTATCTAACAAAATATTTAGGCAACTATAATATTACTAAAATTGGAAATACTTTTATTTTTGAAAATAACAATCATGCAGTATCTCTGGAGAAATTATAATGTGGATGTTTAATTTTATACCTGATAGTTGGTTAATATGGTTAACTTATTCAATGTTAACAGTTGGTGTGGTTTTATATATTGCTAGTAAATTAATTTCCTGGATACCTATGATTAAAAACTACAAGATTCCTATGGAACTTGTTGGTATTATTTTATACGGTGCTTCGGCATATTTTCTAGGAGGTTTTTCAAACGAAGAAAAATGGCAGCAACGTATAAAAGAATTAGAAGAACAAATTAGAGTAGCAGAAGAAAAAAGTCAACAAGTTAATACAGTAATTAAAGAAAAGATTGTGTATAGAACTAAAGTTATTAAACAAAAAGAAACTGTGTATGTTGATAAGATAAAAGAAATAGCCAAAGAAGTTGATGCTAAATGCGAAGTGGATCCTAGAGTGATTGAACTGTTAAATGAAGCATCTGAGAATCCGGTAAAAGGAGAAGATAAATGAAATTTCCTATAATCCTCGTTAGTCTGATGTTAGTAGGATGTTCTACTCCAGTTCCTGTTAAAATGAAATTTCCGGATGTACCATCTGAGTTATTAGAAGCTTGTCCAGATCTTGAAAAAGTTCCTGCAGGTACTAAACAATTAAGTACAACCGCAGAAGTGGTAATTAAAAATTATTCAAAATATCACGGGTGCAAAGGCAAAGTTGATGACTGGATTGAGTGGTACAAAAATCAAAAATCTATATCAGATTCAATAAAATAATCAAAACTTGATTAGTTCCAAAATTGGATAAATATTAGCATATTAAGGAAGGAGCGATTATGAACCTAAAATGGATCGTACTATTACCCGTTTTAATGTTCTTATCTGGATGTGAAGAGCGATACAGATATCCATGTCAAGACCCAGACAACTGGGAAGAAAAACAATGTAAAAAACCCTACTGTAGTGCCAATGGAACCTGTCCAGAAGACTTAACAAACTACGAAAAAAAAAACGTAATGATTAATAAAGAAGGAAATGCTGTATTTGTACCAGCGCCAAGTAAAGGAGAATGTAAATGATTAAAGAATTATGGGACGGACCAAGATATACGTCTGAAGAGCTTCAAGCTCGTTTAAAGTTTTTTATTGGTATAGTTCTAGGCCTAACACTATTTGGAATTGTTTTTGTAGTGTTATACAGTCTAATTTTTGTAACTCAACCAATGAATGGAATGAGCCCTGTTGATAATAAGTTTTTTGAACTCATTATACCTATCGCAACATTCTTAACTGGTACACTGTCTGGCATTATGCTAGCAGGTGACGACAAAGATTTAAGAATGAAAGCTATAGAAGCAGCTAATAAACCTCCTCCACCGAGTGCTCCTACACCTTCGCCGTCGATTTCACCAAGACCAGTTGGACCTAGTCCAATGATGCCTATGGCTGCTGCTCCGGCTGCAGGAATGGGAGTTGTTTCTGCTACGGGCGTTGGTGATCTTCCAGCTTTTGGAAAACCTGCTATTCCAAATACCCCGCTAGATGACACAATGAATCCATTAGAGTAGTTGACATTGTGATTTTTGTAGTGTATAATGTTTATCATGAACCATTACGAAACTTTAGGAATCTCAGAAAACGCTAGTCAGGATGATGTTAAAAAAGCCTATAAAAAATTGGCTATGAAACATCATCCCGACAGAGGCGGAGACACAAAATATTTTCAGTCATTATCCGAAGCATATGAAACTCTAAGCGACACACACAAGCGCAGAGAGTACGATATGAGTCGAAACGGATCCCCCTTTATTAATATTAATACCGGAAATATGAATGATATTTTCGGATTCGGTATGGGAGATATGTTTGGCCATTTCTTTAGACACGAAATGCGTCAAAAAAATAGGGATCTAAATATTCAATGCACCATTACATTTAAACAAGCATTCACTGGAACTCAACTAGAAGCAAATTATAGGCTTCCGTCTGGTAAAGATCAAAGTTTAACCATTGATGTACCTCCTGGCATTGCTAACGGTCAAACCATTAGATATGCAAAATATGGAGACGATTCTTTCGCCCACCTACCTAGAGGCGATTTAAATGTTACTGTACTTGTTACACCTGATGAAAGATTTGAACGAAAAGGAGATGATATTTTTTCGCATCTCAAAATAAGCCCGTTTGAAGCTATGACAGGGTGTATAAAAGAGATAACATCTGTTACTGATGAAATTAGTACTATTACTATTAATCCTGGAACTCAATCAAACAGTCATTATGTTAAAAGAGGATTAGGATTTAGAAGTATTCATAACGGACAGTTAGGAAATTTTATTGTAGTAGTTGATATAGAAATACCAGCTATTACTGATCCAATTCTAAAAAACAAGATACAGGAACTTCATGCTGAAATTACTCAAAAGCACAGATAATTTTTTAAAAGAAGTCTTACCAGACTTTGACTTTGATAATCCCGTTATTAATCCTCTAACACTAGAAGAGGAAATGGTCAAGTTAATGGCAGAAGAAAACGGTATTGGTCTTGCTGCAAGTCAAGTAGGAGTCAATGCCAGGGTATTCGTTATGCATCTTAAAAATATGCCTGAAGTGTATACACCATTTGCTCTATTCAATCCTGTAATAATCAGTGCAAGTTCAGAACAAGTTGAAGATGAAGAAGGATGTTTAAGCTTTCCAGGATTATTTTTTAAAGTTAAAAGACCTAAAACTATAGTAGTCGAGTTTCTTGACAGAAATAAAAAATCTTATATACTAACACTAGAAGGAATCGATGCTAGATGTTTTTTACACGAGTTGGATCATTTAAATGGTGTCTGTTTTACAGACCGAATAAGTAAATTAAAACTAGATTTAGCAATTAAAAAACAAAGGAAAAGATATGGTAGAACCAAGTGACAATTTGCAGTTGGTATTTGAAGCAGCAATCGATGTAGCTAAAAAACTCAATCATGAATATCTTACAATCGAACATTTGCTGTATGCTATGTTATGCGATGAAAGTTTTACTAATTGCATTAGCGGATATGGTTCAGATCCAGAAAGCTTAAAAAAGGATGTCGAACTCTATATCAAAAATAAATTAAATGATATAGTAATCAGCGATAATACTAAGCCAAAAAAAACTCAAGCAGTTGAGCGAGTGTTAAACAGAGCATTTACTCAAGTGCTGTTTCATGGAAGACAAAAAATTGAGTCTACAGATGTTTTTGTCTCGATTATGAGCGAAAAAAAATCTTGGGCACATTTTTATATTCAACAAGCAGACATTGATAAAGATAAATTCCTCGATTATATTAATAATGCAGCAGAAGAGGAAGAGATTGAATCACATGACACACAGAGCGATCGTGCTCTAAAAGCTTTTACTACAAATCTAAATGAAGCTGTTAAGAAGAATAAAGTTGATCCTGTTATTGGACGCATTGACGAGTTAGAAAATATCTCTCTAGCACTTGGACGTAGATCAAAGAGTAATGTAATTCTTGTAGGCGATCCAGGTGTAGGTAAAACTGCAATAGCTGAAGGACTTGCATATAATATTGTTAAAGGTGCAGTTCCAGATTTCCTTAAAGAATATACAGTTTATAATTTAGATATTAGTGCTATGTTAGCAGGTAGCAAGTATCGTGGAGACTTTGAAGAACGCTTTAAAGCAGTATTAAAAGGCCTAAGCAAAAAAGGAAAAACTGTCCTGTTCATCGATGAAGCACATATGATCAGCGGAGCAGGAAGTGCAAATAATAGTGCAAATGATCTCAGTAATATGATGAAACCTGCACTGAGCAAAGGTAATATTAAAGTTGTTGCTAGTACTACTTGGGAAGAATATCGTAAGTACTTTGAAAAGGATCGCGCACTAATGCGTCGATTCCAACGAATTACAGTAGAAGAACCTACTGCAGAAATGACTATACAAATCCTTAAAGGAATTAAAAAATACTACGAAACTTTTCATAAAGTTAAAATTAAAGATGATGCAATTCATTCTGCCGTAAAACTTAGCATTAAGTATCAAGCAGATAAGAAATTACCAGATAAGGCAATTGATTTAATTGACTGTGCTGCAAGTAGATTTAATCTTAAATTAGCTGATGAAAGAATAATCACTACTAATGAAATTGAATACGAAATTAGTAAAATGGTTAATATTCCTGCAGAGACAATTGCAGAACAAGAATCTTCAAATCTAGCTAATTTAGAATCTCAAATTAAAGAAGACGTCTATGGACAAGATTTTGCAATTACCGAAGTTGTAGATAAGATTCTTGTAAGCAGAGCAGGGTTAAAATCTGAAAATAAACCAGTTGGTAGTTTTGTGTTCATGGGACCAACGGGTTGCGGTAAAACTGAGACTGCTAAAGCACTGTCTAAGCACCTCGGAGTTAAGCTAATTAGATTTGATATGAGTGAATATCAAGAAAAACATTCAGTATCTAAACTAATTGGCAGTCCGCCTGGGTATGTAGGTTTCGAAGAAAATGCCGGATTATTAATTACACAGATCCAAGAATCCCCGAACTGTATACTACTGCTAGACGAGATTGAAAAAGCTCATCCGGATGTGGCAACTATTTTGTTGCAAATTATGGACAACGGATTTGTTACAGGCAGTAATGGTAAAAAGGCAGATTGTAGAAATATTATTCTAATCTTAACTACTAATGCAGGTGCAGCAGAGTCTGAAAAGAATGTTATTGGGTTTGGTGATCAAGAAAAAGTCTACGAAGATAAAGAACTTAAGAAATTCTTTGCTCCAGAATTTAGAAATCGTCTTGATGGCATTGTTACATTCAACAAGCTTGGAAAAGAAACAATGATCAAGATTGTTGGAAAATTCATGTCAGAAGTGCGTGATCAAATTAGAGAAAAAGGCGTTAAACTAAAAATCAATAACGACGCAATTGACTGGTTAGTAGAAAAAGGGTTTGATAAGAAAATGGGTGCTCGTCCTTTACAGCGTGTAATTGATAAAGAAATTAAACGTCCGTTAGCTAAGATGATACTATTTGGTGATCTTAAGAAGGGCGGAATATTGAATATTTCTATAGAAGATGATAAAATAGCACTACGACCAAAAGTTAGTAAGTCTAAAATTGTAACAAATGAAATTCCTGAAATCTCATAATGTAAAATATAGCACTAAGCTATTCCAGAACAAATACAAATATAAAGTTGTATTCACTTCTGGAGTAGCTGGCTGGTTTCGAGGATCCAATGTTGAAAGAATAAACAAGTTTTATCATAGTAATGATGATCTTTATTATTCAAGACGTGCATCTTCTTCTGACAAAAATCGCGCACACAAATTAGCATCAACACTGGCTGCTATTGAAAATTGGCAGTCAAGAGTAGAAACTCCAACAGTTAGTATCTATATCAATACTGAAAAAGATCTAGAAGCAATAGTTAATGTTTGTAAAAATGAAATAAAATACATAGAAATTCCAGATCCTAATCATGTAAATTCGTTGACAGAAGGTACAATTTTAGTTAAAAAGTTAAATTTTGGTTTTAAAGTAACACTAGGTGTATCTGGACAGTGCCATGCTAATTTTGTACAATGGTGCGAAAACAATCCAAAAATAAGATTGCCTAAACGTGCAGCCAAGGATCTAAGCAAGGATCGAAGTTCGGGCGGTGGGTTTTTTTATGTCAAAGATGAAAAAAGTCTCACTATGGTTAAAATGTTCCTAGGACGTACAATTACTAAAGTAGAAACTGTAGTTCAAGCTTAAAAGCTGTTTATTAAGAGTCTCGATACGATAAATATCGTAAAGGGGCTTTTTTATGACTACATCATTACTAAGAAATTATATAGATATTTTAAACGAACAACAATCTAATCAAGTCAAAGTACCTCCAATTCCTGCTCTTCCTCCAACTGATGGGGAACTTAATGGAGGCGAAAAAGTCTATTCTAATCCCGATGGCACAAGATCATATGCTGGAGCATTTGGCAAATTTACATATGATAAATCCGGCAAGGCAATAAAATATGCCACTCCTAATCTAGGCGGATTTGGAAAAGAGATTGATTTGCAAACCGGCCTTGTTAATACAGATGCGCAGGTAGGCGACATTAAAATGTCTACTAAACAGCGTCCAGATCAGAGCACAGTCACTAGTGCTAGTACTTCTGTTGGTGCTAATACTGTTTCTATGGATCAAGGTATAGGATTTGGTGGTGCAGGCAAGGATGTTGAACAAGGTGGGAATAAAATTTATAGCGTAACTGGTCCTGATCCAGAAGATAAAAGACAAGAACCAGATAAACAAAGTTTCGTTGGTAGAAAACCATCGCAACAAGAGCTAGGTGTGTTAATGAAGGAATCTAATAAAATGTCATTAAGAAAATATTTAGATATACTAAATGAAGGTCCTCCTCCGGGAGTAGGGCCCAATGCTGCTCCTAAAAAACAAGCAGCACCAACTATGCAACAAAGAGCAGATCAATTAGCCGCAGCAGATTCTCAAACAGGACAAGGCATGAGAGATATTGAAAAAGGTAATTATGCTGGCGGAGCAGTAGGAGTAGCTAAAGGTGTAAACCAAATGGCCAATGCTGCTGGTTTGTCGTTTTTAGATAAACTAAAAATGGGCTGGATGTTTGCCAAGGCTGGAGTAAGAGGACTAATCACTGGATTAAAAGCAGGAGATGCCGGTGCAGGAGCAAATGCGGCTGCTGCTAGTCTGATAGGCGAAGTTATTCCAGAAGTACACAAGTATGTAAATAGTCCTAATTTTGCAAAAGAATTCGAAGCTGGCGTAATGAAGATGAAGGATAGTCCTGATCCTAAAAATAAAGAAATGTATCAAAAATATATGTCAGGAGAGCTAACTGCTAATAGTTTCAAAGCCTATGTAAATCGTCAATATGATGATTATTTAAAGATGCAAAAAGGTCAGAATGCATCAGGAGATGTAGATGATAATATGTATACAACACCTTCTGCTCCTATGAATACTAGTAATTACTCGGCACAAACTCCGACTCCAGCAGAAGGAATACAATATAAAAATAAAAGTCTTCTAGAGCATATCGAAGAAATAGAAAATGAAGGGTCGTTAAGTTCTGGAGATTATTTCCATATAGAACTAGCAGAAGATGAAGGCATTGAAACTTGGGTCATTGCTGAGTGGAGTGAATCTGTATTGATCGAAGCAGACTCTGCTACTCTTAAATTATTAGAAGAACACGGCTGTACCTTCCATGATGAATTAACAGAAGCAGAATACCAAGGACGCAGCGTGTCATTAGGCAAACCCATGGCTGGCGATGTTAAAAAATCTAAAGTTTATGTTAAGAAGCCAAATGGCAAAGTAGTTAAAGTAAATTTCGGCGACAAAAAGTTAAGTATTAAAAAACATATTCCTGGTCGCAGAAAATCTTTTAGAGCAAGACACAATTGTGCTAATCCAGGACCACGTTGGAAGGCACGTTACTGGTCATGCAGAGCATGGTAAAAGAGATGGATAAAATGAACCCTTTAGATATTACAAGAAAAAAAGATAAAGATACATTAGATTTTGATCTAATTGAAGATGTTATCTATTTTATGAACAATGATCCAGAATTTTATAGGAAAACCTATTTTCCATTTATTCATAAATTTAAAAGTTATATAGATGCAGGTCGCAGATTAAAACCTGTAGTGTTTGCACCTATGTGTAAAAAGGCTTTTGATTTATATCAAAATAAATTTCCTCAAGAAAGTATGCATTTAGAATTATCTAAATCAGATTATAAAGACATGTGCGGTAAATTACACGAAAAAGAAATGACCAATATTAAAGAGGGTCATTATGATTAATGTAAATGAAGGTGGAAACGTAATTCCAGGTGCTAAAGAAATTAATAAGAGAAATTTCCAAAGTGCAATGCAAAATCTTCAACAGGTATTACCAGATGGCATCAATGTCTATCCTATTGGCAGTGCAGGTAAGAAAGAAATCAGTAGTGATATTGATGCACTGATTGACGCAAAAGAATTAATGTCAGTTTTTCCTGCAAAAGAATTAAAATTAAGTCGTAAGGCTCTAGAGGACTATTTTAAAGAAAACGGATACTTTGCCGCAAGAACAGGTGTTAGTATTCACGTAGGCATTCCTACTGGCGAAGGCGAGGAAATTGTACAAGTTGATCTTATGGCTGTAGAAAATGCTGCTGAAGTCCAACCTTTACACACTCATGACTACGACGAACCTACAATGAAGGGCGGAACCTTACACGCTATATGGGCAGATTTAGCTAATATGAGTCAACTTCCTGGTCATGAAAGTCTAATGATGAGTCCTTATAAAGGATTGGTTGATAGAAATACTAAAGAATTAATAACCAGCGATAAAGACAAAATCGCAAAAGTAATTATTGGATCAACGGCAAGTGCAGATGACATGGGATCACCTAAAAAAATGCTAAAGGCTCTAGAACCATATACTGAAAAGTATCAAGCAATTAAAACAAAATATTTTCCACAAACAGAAAGTTATGTTCCTGGAACAACTACTTGGTTTAGGCAAATGATTAATATAGCGAGTGTCCGATGAAATTAAGAGAATTGTTTGAAGCTGCTGCTCCTAAAGTTGGTAGAAAATATCAACACGTAGAAGACCTTGTAATTACTAATGGAGTACAGGGCGGGCTTCACGCAGTCGAAAGACTTAGAGATATGGTAGATGATCCTAAGACTATTGAATTAAAGTGGGACGGAAATCCAGTAGTCTATTGGGGCAGAGATGCTGAAGGACGGTTTAGTCTTATACCTAAAAATGCTTGGGAATACTTAAAAAGAGGCAAGCAGGAATTAGAAAACGGTATTAAAACTGTGATGTACGATCCCGAAGATATAAAAGATTTTATATTAGGCACAGGAAAACTAGATCCAGCAAAACAAAAAGAAAGAGAAAAGTTTGCTCAAGAAATTTCTGGATTATGGAATTATTTTGAAAAAGCCAGTCCACAAAAGGGATATGTTGAAGGCGGAATACTTTTTAGACCTGGACAGCCTGGCTGGTCCGGAGATCCTAATCCTTCAACGGGTGAATTTGATTTTACTCCAAATATAACTTCGTTTCATATAGGACCAGAATCACAACTATATGAAAAAATTAAAAGAGCTAAAATAATGGTAGCAGTGACCGGCTATTACGAAGAACTTGGTAGCAGTGACGAGTTAAGATATCCAGATGCAGAAGCACTCAGCACAGAAGATGTTATAGTTCAAGGTACTACTTACATTGAAAAACTAGAAGGATTAGAAGTTCCAGAATTAGATCAAATAGAAGAATACTTAAATAATCCAAAAGTTTCTAGTGCTATTTCAAGGTACTTGTCTCCAAAGCCTGGACTGAGTAATCCGGGAAGTGTTTTATATACGTTTTTAAATGCTAATCTTAGAAAAAATAATCTTACTCAAGCATTTCAAAGTTGGTCGCCAACAAAATTAAGTGCTGGACAAAATCAAAAAATGTTGTCAGACATGGAAGGATTAGATTCTACTCTAAAAGCTGTAGAGATGCTTACAAATGCTAAAATGAAAGTGATTGCTGCTGCTAGTTTAGGAACACACGGCGGTATAAGACAAACTAAACCAGAAGGATATGCACAAGCACATCCAGGTAAAAAATTTAAATATGACATTCCTGGTCAATTTATAAAAGCGATTGATCAAGATACTTGGTCTCCAAAAAAGGATTGAAATGAAAATTAATAATTTATTTGAAGATTTAACAAGAACAGGCGAGAGTAAAAGTGCAGTAGTAGGCTGGGGACGTGGTATGGGACATAAAGGCCACATGTTCTTAGCCAGTAGCGTAGTAACTCATGCAGATGAACTTTCAGCAGATCCGTATTTTGTAGTTAGCAAAACAGTGGGCAAGGATGATCCAATAACCCCAGAAGAAAAATTAGAAATTTATAAAAAAGTTTTCCCAGAAAAAGGACATATTTTTCAAACTGCTAGCGACGAGATGCCAGACCTTACGAGAGTGTTATCAAAATTAAATAGTTTAGGCTATGATAATGTTACTGTAGTTGTAGGCGCAGATCAAAAAAAAGCACTGAGCTATGTTCAAAATTATAATGGAACTCCTGATAAAAAAGGAAATATTCCATATAGTTTTAAAGAATTGAATGTAATTAGTAGACAAGAAACTAATGATCCTAATGCAGGAGAGGAAGGACCAAGGGCCACACCAATGAGAGATATATTAAAAAATCCAAATGCAAGCGAAGAAGAAAAATTTAAATTATGGCGATCATCAATGAGCCCCGAATTAAGCGACCAAGAAGTAAAAGACTTAATGAGTAAGGCTTCGGATCGCATGGGGGAATTCACTGGGAAAAAAGATAAGGTTGCAGAATCAGTAACTCCTGATCAATTTAAAAAAACTATGCTTTCTGAAGTAAAAAGACTTGTAGAAGAAATAAAGAAAGACCCTTATATCTCTAAAATGTTAAAAGAAGATAATCAGGATGAAGACTACTATTATGTAGTTCGTCGTCAGACTGAACAAGACATTGAATTAGAAATGCCTTCAAAGATGTGGACCGGTCTTAAACCTAAACATGCCACATACGAAGAAGCCAAAGCAGCATACGAAGAACTAAAGAACAAGCATCCTAGAGAAAAGTTCACAGTTACAAGACATCCTAGGACATCTCACATAGGTGGCAAACCTAATCGAGAGTTTCCAGAAGGTGTGGCGGAAGGCTCTGACAATATTGAACAAATCAAAGCCAAAATTCGAGAGTTAGAAGCAGAACAGGAAGAAAACAAATATGGTTCTTTTGCCTATGACAGTGTAGACGCTGAACTGCAATTTTTATACGGAAAGTTAGATAAAATTAAAAAGCAAGGTGTGGCGGAAGGCTCAGATGATATTGAGGATACACGACAATGGAGAGATGCTATTGCTTTAGCCAAATCACAAAAGGCGATCCGTCAGGCTCGATATGGCAAAGACCAAAAGTTTTATGCCGACGGCACACCAGTAACTCCTGAGGAAGTTGCTCGCAGAGCCGCAGAAAGAAAAGCCAAAAAGAAAGGTGTGGCGGAAGGCTCTGGCGGTGCCAGATATAAAATAAAAAGCATTGGTAAAGACAAGAACGGTGATTATTACATCAGCCCTAACACAGGCAAAAAAGTTTACAAGAATGCTAAAGTGGGTGATCACGAAACTCCACGCGGGGAAGTAAAACCTAATGTGGCGGAAGGTAAAATTAAAATAAAAATTAAACATCCGCCAGAAACTGCTCAAGAAAAGTTATATAAGAAGCATCAAGAATTAAGAAAGAAAAGTGGCTTACCTGATCCAGAAGAATATAAAAAGAAAGCAGCCGAAAAACAAAAAGAAATTGATGACATGAAAGAAGCTAAAACTGCTGAGCCACCTAAACCAAGAAACTTTGTAGCTAAAAACGCAAAAACAGCAGGTGCAGGCAAGCATAAAGATGCTAAGAAAGCAGAAAAGCAAGGAAAAGTTAAGCACAAAGCACAGAGCATACCATTAGATGAATCTAAATGGGGGCCTGCTATGAAAGCATATGCTAAAAGAAACATACCCTAGGACCGTTTGGGGTTATGTGGCCGGCTGCTGGCCCGATCAACGGATTCGCTACCCTGAAGATCTAAAGTGAGCATAAATATTACACTATGGACAAATTAGAGAACGCACTTAAAATTGCCTTTGCAAGCGAATTTAGCTTTTATTTAAAAGCTCATAACTATCACTGGAATGTCACAGGACCTATGTTCCCACAACTTCACGACCTATTTGGAAAAATATATGAAGAAGTTTACGAAAGTATAGATCAGTTCGCTGAAGAAATTCGTGTTCTAGGCACATTTGTTCCAGCTAGTTATACTCGTTTTAGTATGTTAAGTCAAATTGAAGACGAGACTAGTATTCCAGAAGCTCAAGGTATGATTAAAGAATTGTTTGAAGATTCAGAGCGTATGATAAAAATCTTAAAATTATCCTTTGACCTAGCTAACTCCAGCGGAGAAGATGGTCTAGCTGATTTCTTGGCTGGTCGACTTGATGCTCATAAAAAGCATTCCTGGATGCTACGTTCAACTCTACAATGACCCTAGAAGAATTAAAAAAATTATCCGGTATAAGTTCACATAAAGGATACCAAGTGTGGGAAGGTAGTAATATTAGTCTCACAGGGAATGAAAAAGGCGAACTTATGAAAAAACATAAGATTAAACCAGGAACTCCAGAATGGTTCCAACTATGGTTTAGCCTTCCTTATTTAACCGGTGAAAACCCTATAGGTCATTCCAATGAAAGTTTATGAAATCGTCTCCGAAGCTGCTGTTCTGCAACGTGTACCTAAACTAGGTGCAGATGCTATCATAAATGTTGTCAAACAACGATTATCAGGAAAAATTGCCAGTGTTGTAGCTAAAAGTATTCCTGTTGTAGGAACTGTAATTGCACTTAAAGGTGCGTATGATAAACTAAAGAGTGTTTGGCAAAGTGGACAAAGTATCAGTCAGGGGGATATAATTGGCGCAGGACTTGATGTAGCAAGTACCTTTGGGTCATTCGTAACTACTATTCCCGCTACTGCCTACAGCATGGCTAGAGAATTATATGCAGAAGCCTATGCTGGCATCAAAGGGGAAGCAGTTACTCTTGAACAAGACCTAGCATCGGACCCGCAAGGAACTAAACAACGACTTAACACATTAGTGGCTAGTATTGCAGATACAATTAAAAAAGAAGTAGATTTAGCCATGGCTAAAGTTAGAGGAACACCTCAAACACCCCCTACTGCTGTAGCACAAGCACCTGCTGCTAGACCTGCTGCTGCACCTGCTGCTGCACCTGCTGCTGCGCCTGTAGCACAAGCACCTGCCCCTAAACCCGTAGCTCGGGTTTAAAAGTTAAAAATATCAAAGATATAATAACATAAAAAAAGGTTAAATATACTGTAAGGAGAACAGTATGTTTGAATTTGATTTCACCCTAAATAAATTAAAAAAAGTAGTACACAAAAACAAAGAGTTGGATATTTGGTATAATGCATTTAATACCTATCTTCCGCAATTTTACATCACAACTCCTGCTCGAGTAGCAGGATTCATTGCACAATGCCAGCACGAAAGTGCCGATTTTACTGCTCTGCAAGAGAATCTAAACTACGGTGCTAAAGGCCTAAGAGGATTATTTGGTAAGTACTTCCCAGATGACGCATCAGCAAAGGCATACGAACGTAAGCCTGAAAAAATTGCTAACAAAATATATGGCGGACGAATGGGGAACGGTCCAGAATCAAGTGGTGATGGATGGAAATATCGTGGACGTGGTATTCTACAAATAACAGGTAAAGACAATTACACAAAATGTAGTCGTGATCTGTTTAAAGATGATACCTTAATAGAAAATCCAGATTATGTAAGATATCCAGAATATGCGGTTTTAACAGCCTGTTGGTTCTGGTATAAAAATCAACTCAATGCAATTTGCGACAAAGGTGATATTGTACTACTAAGTAAAAGAATTAACGGTGGTACTATTGGTATGGAAGATCGTATCAAGCACTGGAACGATGCATTGGATGCATTTGAAGGATAATTATGAGGTTAAGGGAGCTTCTTGGCGAAACTGCAACTGCTGGAGCCACTACCGCTGCTAATGTAGGCACGGTAGTTAGTCCTCATATTGCCATAGGTAAAGATCGAGGAAAGAAAAGTTATACAGGTAGTCCAGGCAAATCAGGTACAAAAGCACCAAGTGTACCAAAAGCAGTTCAAGCTAAAAACTCTGACGGCACTGCTAAAAATGCTCTTGATATGAAGGGCAACATTTTTGGCGGCGGCGCTGTCAAACGATAAATATAGAATAAATTTGGAGAAACTCATGCATCACGATTTAATTCCGTCTGAAAGAGATCACGAAGGTAAAATGGCCCGTGCTGACCTTTTTAAACTAGCACAATATAGTTTTAAGTTATTTAAAATGCTCGATGACAATCAGCAGTTAGATGGCTGGGTACAAGCTAAGATTACCAAAGCTGCAGACTATATTGCTAGTGTATATCACTATTTAGAGTACGAAATGAAATTTAGTGATTACGGACAAAAGCTTGAAAATAGCGATCTTTATGTTGAGTCAATTCGCAATGTCTATACACAAAAACTCACAGAAGCCAAAAAGAAAATGGATAAGCTTAAAGCCTCTTTAGATAAAAAAGAAAAAGAGATGCAAGAAGGCTTTGACGAAATGGAAAAGTATCTAAAAGATAAAAAAGGTCCTCAGCCAAGTGGCAGTGCTGGTAAGAAGCAAGGATCCAGATACGGCGGCAGCAAGCAAAAAGACGATGAAGATAAAGAGAAAGACGTTAAAGAAGGTTTTCCAACTGTAGCAGATGCTAAAGCACGCCACGAAAAAGAAAAAGGCACCGGCAAGTTTGATAAAAAGAAAATTAGTACTGGCACAGTTTACACTCGTAAAGCTGATAAAGATGTTGACGATGAAGAAGATACTCCGAAGAAAAACAAAAAAGTTAAAGAAGGTGCTAAGCCAGATTTCTTAGACATGGACAAAGATGGCAACAAAAAAGAGCCTATGAAAAAGGCAGTTGCTGATAAGAAGAAAAATCCGTTTGCTAAAAAAGTCAAAGAAGACACTCGTCTTGCAATGAGCCCTGCTCCTGCTCAGAAAAAATCTGGGATACCAAGTACAGCAACAACTACAGTACCAGGTATGAGAGCCACACCTGCTGATTTAAAGAAAGCAAATTCTAGTGCTGCGCTAGGCGAAGGAAAATGCAATCATAGTGCCAAAGGTAAAAAGTGTCCAGTACATGGCCTAAAAGAATGTGGTAGTATGTATGAAAGTAAAAAAGTAGTACCTGTAATACAAGAAAGTGCTGAAGTTGCAAGACTTAAAGACTTAACTAAAAAGCTGTTAGGATAAACCATGGATTTAAAAAATTTAATTAATAAACTAGATACAATTTCTAGCAAAAAAATATTACTAGAATCCACAGATACAGATGTAAAATTAGAAACTGAAATACAATCTGTAAAAAAGGAAAACAAAAATGTGCCTAGTATGTCTGACAAACTCATTGAAAGTTTTGGCTATATCGCGGAAGCTAGTCCAGAGGAACTAATTAGACAACAACCTGCAATGAGTTATGCAGCAAACAAACTAAGCGGTGCAAATGCGACTGGAAGAGATACTACTGCAAACCCTACAGGATATGATCCTAAAAAAGTCCAATACTCATATCAAGACGGTAAAGCTAATCCTGACTGGCC